ATTGGCTGACCAATAAATTTATGCCCAGTCAAACCACGTATTTCAATTACCTATGTTGTATTAATGAACCGATTAAAAAGATGTCCATGAATGATTTTCTGGAACACCCCCACCTCACCGAAATACGTTCCTGTGCAATAGATGTTTTGAAGGGTTTGGCAGCGACCAGCCAGCTTAGTGGTTTTTCCTATGTCGAAATCCATGAGGTGACGGCCAGCTTTTTGCCAGCCACCAACATAAAAACCTCCACCGTCATTTTTACCATCGCATTTTGGGATTGCTGGAACAAACAGATCAACTACCCCAAAATTCTTGCCGAGCCCCCGCACGCCCCCGCCCGCAAGATTCCGTACAAACGCATGTAATGGGAAACGCCCCAGCCAGCGGTGGGGAAAAACACTGGCAGCCTGGGTGGTTGGAGTTTAATCTTCTCGCCTACCAGCCCAGGCCGACAAAATTATTTTTTCCGCTTGACATACTTGCAGCATTTCATGCTATATTCGTTGGCAAGATAGGATTTTTATACGCCGCCCGCCGCCACAGAGCGTCAGGCGGTTTTTTTATGCCTTGGCGCGGGTTAGAGAAGTGGTATCTCACTTGGCTCATAACCAAGAGATCGTCAGTTCAATTCTGGCACCCGCAACCATTTGGGGAATGTCGGCTGATGCAACTGAAGTTCACCAGCAATGTTGATCAGTTTCAAAAGCGCATCAACCTGATCGCTACCAGCCAGCTGCCCTATGTTGTTTCATTAGCGCTTAATAGGACGGCCATTGCTGCAAAGGATGCCGTGCAGGCCAGAATGAAAGATGTATTTGATAAGCCCGTTGACTTTACCGTCAATGCCGCCGCCATCCGTTATGCAAACCGATCAAACCTTGTGGCATTCGTGTTTGTTAAAGAAAAGCAGGCTGGTTATTTAAAGCGGCAAGAGGCTGGAGGCACCAGAACGCCCGAAAATACCGCTGGCGCCGGCAAGAAAAGTTTCTTGATTCCAATTAAAGACAATGTGGATCTTAACCAGTTCGGCAACTTGTCCAGGAATAAAGTCAAAAGCCTTAAGGCTCGCAAGGATGTGTTTGTGGGCAACGTGCATGGGCATGGTGGCATTTATCAGCGCCTTGACAACGGTAAACTAAAAATGCTTATCGCATTCGAAAATAGAAGTGAATATAAGAAAAATTTTAATTTTAAAAAGACAGTTAACGCTGTTGCCTTTGCCAATCTAAAGAAGAACTTTCAGGATGCCTGGTCATCTGCGCTGGCCTCTTATAAGGCTTAAGCGCTATATACTTATGATAATTATAAATAAAAAAGGTACTCCCAAGTTATTTGCGCCGCGGGTAATTCGCGGGCGCGGTCTGTGGCTAGGCACAGAGCAAAAATGTTTAGTTCGTTTCTTATTTAGTTGAGCAAAGTTGGGTTAAAATGGGATTGCCTACCTACCCTGTAACCTTTGTGGCAGCCGTGCTTGGCGTTACGACCAGGCGTGTGCAGCAGCTGGCCGCCGAAGGGATAATTGCGAAACCAGAACGGGCGAAATACGACCTGGTGAAATGCGTCCAGGGCTACATCCGATTTCTGCAGGAACGCAGCACTGTTGACCAGAGCGGCGAGCAGCCAGCCTTTGATGGCAAAAAGGAACGGGCGCGCCTGACCAAGGCACAAGCGGATAAAGAGGAATTAGAGGTGGCCGCCCTGCGCGGCGATTTGGTTGCGGCTGATCAGGCGGCGGCGGTGTGGACGGCTTATCTGGCTAATGTTCGCGCCAAGCTATTGGCCATCCCCCACAAAATTGCACCGCGCGTGTTGATTGTTACCGATTTGGCAGAAGCACAGGGACTGATAGAGGGTGAAATCCACGAATGCCTAAAAGAATTGGCTGAAGGCGATGGCATACCAGACCAGGATATTGAACCTGTTGAGCAAAACGGTGGAGGTTTTACGGCCACCACCAAAGCTGACAGTGAGCCAGTGGGCGGACAGATACCGTCGGCTTAGCCCAGAATCATCCGCAGAGCCAGGGCAGTGGCGCACCGACCGTGCCGAATATCTGCGCGGGATCATGGATGCGGTATCTGACCCCGTTGTTCACACCGTGGTGGTGATGTCCAGCGCCCAGGTTGGCAAAACAGAAATCTGCTTAAACATTTTAGGTTTTCATATTGACCAGGATGCCGCCCCCCTGCTGTTGATGCAGCCGACGTTGGAGATGGCAGAAAGTTTTTCCAAAGACCGCCTGGCACCCATGCTGCGTGATACCCCAGCCCTAGCAGGCAAGGTTAAAGATCCAAGAGCGCGGGACAGCGGCAACACCCTGCTGCACAAAACATTCCCTGGCGGGCGAATCACTCTGGTTGGGGCAAACAGCGCGGCAGGTTTGGCATCGCGGCCGATAAGAATCGTGCTAGCGGATGAGGTGGATCGTTATCCGCCAAGCGCAGGAAGCGAGGGCGACCCCGTTAACCTGGCCTTAAAGCGTTCAACGACGTTCTGGAACCGCAAGGCCATTTTGGTATCGACCCCGAACACCAAGGGCGAATCACGAATTGAACACAGCTATCAGCAATCGGATGCTAGGCGCTTTTTGGTGCCATGCCCCCATTGCCATGACCACCAAACCCTGGTTTGGGCAAATGTACGATGGGACAGTGAGCTGCCCAAAGAGCAGCAGGCGGCCACAGCTTATTACGCCTGTGACAAATGCGGTGCCGCCTGGACAGATACCGAGCGCTGGCAAGCGATTAGGAAGGGATATTGGCAGGCCAGCCAATCCTTTCACGGAATTGCGGGATTCCACCTCAATGAGTTGTACAGCAGTTGGGTGAAGCTGTCCGAAACCGTGGCCAATTTTCTGTCGGCCAAGGAATTGCCAGAAACGCTGAAAACCTGGGTTAATACCGCCCTAGGCGAAAGCTTTGAAGAGCAGGGGCAGACAACAGATTTTGACCACTTGTTGGCGCGGCGGGAAGTGTATAACGCCGAGGTGCCATCAGGTGTTGCCATCCTGACCGCCGGTGTGGATGTGCAGGACGACCGTATTGAATTAGAGGTAGTCGGCTGGGGCGCGGATGAGGAAAGCTGGTCGATAGAACATCTGGTGTTGCCAGGCGATCCCGCCGCCCCAGAAATCTGGAAGCAGCTGGACGGTGTTTTGCTGAAAAAATTTCAGCATGAAAATGGCCATCTATTGCCAATCAAGGCGGTGGCGGTGGACAGCGGTGGCCACCACACCCAGGCAGTTTATCAATTCTGCAAGGAACGATTCGGTCGGCGGGTTTGGGCAATCAAAGGCCAGGGCGGCAGAGGGAAACCCATTCCCGTCTGGCCAAAAAACCCTCGAACCAACAACAAAGCCAAGGTGCCACTGTACAGCGTTGGCGTGGATGCAGCCAAAGGCGCGGTGTTTAGCAGGCTTAATATCCGCGATCCAGGTGCAGGATTCTGCCATTTTCCTGAAGACCGCGACGAAAGTTATTTTAAGCAGCTGACCGCGGAATACGCGGTAACACGCTATAGCCATGGTCGCCCCTATCAGGTGTGGATGCAACGGCGGGGGCACCGCAACGAGGCGTTAGACCTGCGGGTCTATGCCTATGCCTCCCTGCAGGGGCTTTTGGTCATGGGGTTAAAGCTGAACCGCGAGGCGGCCAAGATTCCAGAGGCAACGCCCCAACCAGATGGGACAGCAGCTGTTGGGCATAACGGTGGTGAGGATAATCCGCCGCCGCCACCGCCACCCCCACCACCCAATTATCCACCACGGCCAAGGCGACAGCCTATGGCCAGAAAAACAGGATTTGTGAATTCATGGCGCTATTAACCACCGAACCCAGCCAGCTGACGGCAGGGGATACATGGTCATGGGTGAAAAGCCTTAGCGACTATCCTGCGGATCAGGGATGGAGTCTTAAATACAGTTTCCTTAACGCCACCAACAAATTCAGCATTACCGCCACCGCCAGCGGCAGCGACCATCAGATCCAGGTGCCAGCCACCGTCACCGCAGGCTACACCAGCGGGTTGTATGGCTGGCAAGCCTATGCCAGCAAGGGCAGCGAACGTTATCAGGTTGGCCAAGGCAATTTGACGGTTATGGCCAACCTGGACGCGCTGAACGCCTATGATGGGCGCAGCCATGCCAGAAAAGTTTTTGAGGCGATTTGCGCCGTCCTGGAAAACCGCGCCACCAAAGACCAGGAAGAATACAACATCGCCAATCGAAGTTTGAAGCGTACACCCCTGGGGGATCTGCTGAAACTGAAAAACCACTATCAAGCGCTGGTTCGCAATGAGGATAACGCCGAACGCATGGCCAAGGGGCTGCCCGCCCGCAACAAAATTCTGGTTCGGTTTGGTATGTAATGCTGGATAAGTTGAGCCGATTGAACCCGTTTCGACGGGAATCAAAAACATCAAGCGCTGGTTACAGCCGCGCCGCTTGGAAACGAAGCTTTGATGCGGCACGGGTAAACCGTCTGACCGCTGATTGGGCTACAGGCTTTAAAAGCCTTAACAACAGCCTGCATCAGGATCTGGCCGCCCTGCGCCAGCGGTCACGCCACCTGGTTTTGAACAGCGACTATGCCGTCAAGTTTCTGGCCATGGTTAAGCAAAATGTGGTCGGGGCTGATGGTATGCGGCTGTCGGTTCACGCGCTGCAGCCCAATGGCACGCTGGATGAGTATGACAGCAAAATCTGCACCCAGGGTTTCAACAACTGGTCAAAAATCGGCAATTGTGAGGTCACCGGCACCCTAAGTTTTAAAGATGTCCTGAACTTGGTGGTTACTCACCTTACCAGGGATGGTGAAGCCCTGGTTTACAAAATCAATGGCCAGGGCGATTGGGGATTCCAGCTGCAGCTGATTGATCCCGCCCGTTTGGATGAGAAATTCAACCTTGACCTGCGGAACGGCAACAAAATCCGCATGGGGGTTGAGGTTAATAGCTGGGGTAAGCCCGTTGCCTATCACCTGATTGACCAGAACATCAATGACCCCGTCGGTCGTGGCGCTTTTGGCCAGACTAACAAGCATGTGCGGGTGCCTGCCAGCGATATGATGCACCTGTTTATCGCCCAAAGCGCGGAGCAGTTGCGCGGCTATCCGTGGATGCACACGGCCATGAATCGCCTTAACATGTTGAATGGTTATGAGGAGGCGGCGGTCACCTCCGCCCGCATTTCGGCATCAGCAATGGGGGTCATCCTTAGCCCCGATGGCGATGCCGCTGCCCTGGCCGATTATGACGATCGGGTCAGTGCCCCAGAAATTGTTGCTGACCCTGGGTCATTCCCCGTCCTGCCACCCGGCTATGACGTGAAAGAGTGGATGCCAGACACCAAACAGGCCAATTATTCAGATTTCGTGCGGGCAACCCTGCGTGGTTTGGCCAGCGGCCTAAACGTGTCCTACCACTCTCTGGCCAATGATTTGGAAAATGTTAATTTCAGCAGCATTCGCGCAGGAACCCTTGAGGAGCGGGAGGCATGGAAGGCCATTCAAGGCTGGGTTATTGAGCATTTTTGCAACCCTGTCTATTCCGACTGGCTGAAAATGGCGCTGCTGCGTGGCCGATTGGCCAACCTGCCGATGAGCAAATTTGAAAAATTCAACAACCCTGTGTGGCAGCCCAAACGGTGGCCATGGGTTGACCCGCTTAAGGACATCAAGGCGCAGGAAGCGGCGGTCACGATGGGGGTCAAATCTGTGTCTGATGTCATTCGTGAAACAGGCCGCGACCCTGATGAGGTCTGGCGTGAGCTGGAAAAAGACGTCACCCGCCTGGCGCCGATATTGGCCAAACTAGGCCAAGGCAAAACCGCACAACTGGAGGTCACCAACAATGTCGATCAAACAAACTAAATGGCCAGCGGTGTTGCACCGTTTCGCCACCATTGAGGATGATTGCCTGGATGGCGAAAACCGCACCGTCAATCTGTCCTTTTCGTCGGAAGAACCCTATGAGCGGATCTGGGGGATTGAAATTTTGGATCATGCCCCAACCAGTGTGCGACTGGATCGCCTTATTGATGGCGGTGCGCTGCTGCTGAATCATGACCCTGACCGCCAGATTGGCGTGGTTACCGCCGCCAACTGCGATAGCGACAAAGTGTGTCGGGCAACCGTCAAGTTTTCCAGCAGCGAAGCTGGCCAAGAAATCTATCAAGATGTTGCGGATGGCATCCGCAAGAAGGTTTCGGTGGGATACCGAATCCTTAAAGCCGTGCAGGAAGGCACCAAAGCAGACGTTCCAGTCTTTCGGGTAATGGACTGGGAGCCGTTTGAAATTTCACTGGTGTCGATACCTGCAGATCCAACCGTTGGGGTTGGGCGCAGCGATGACCTGCCACCACCCCAACAGCCCTTAACCAATGTGATTGACCTTAAAAAGGAGACCCTTATGTCTGATCAAACCATCGAAGTGCGTCAAGCAACTGAAGACGCCACCAACCAAACCCTGCGTCGTGTGACTGAAATTTTGGCGATTGGCAAACAATTCACCAAATATGATGGCGATGCCCTGGCTGAAAAATTCATCCAGGAAAATCGCACGGTTGAGGATTTCCAAAAGGAAATGCTGCAAATCGTGGCCACCAAAAACCCATTGCCCAATCCTGAAATTGGGATGACCAAAAAGGACATTAAAAACTTCAGCTTTGTGCGGCTGATCAATGCCCTTTCCAATCCCAACGATATGAAAATGCAGCGGGAGGCAGCCTTTGAATTAGAGCTGTCACAGGCCGCGCGCCAACACAATGGCGTTTCCACCACCAAAGGCGCGGGTGCAACCATCCCTTATGATGTGTTGGCCAACAGCCTAGAGCGGGACTTGACCGTTGGTGTCGCGGCGGATGGTGGTAACACGGTGGCGACCAACCTGCTTGGTGGCAGTTTTATCGACCTGTTGCGTAACAAATTGGCGATCACCCAGGTGGGGGCAACCATGCTGACTGGTCTGACAGGCAATGTCGCCATTCCCCGTCAATCCGCCTCTTCAACGGCATTCTGGGTCGCTGAAAACGCCGCGCCAACCGAAAGCCAACAAACCATCGCCCAGGTCACCCTGACCCCCAAAACGGTCGGTGCCTTCACCGATTACAGCCGCCGCTTGCTGCTGCAGGGTGCCATTGACGTAGAATCGTTCGTCCGCAACGACCTGTTACAGGTGTTGGCGCTGGCCATCGATTCGGCAGCGATTAGCGGTTCAGGTTCAAGTAACCAGCCACGCGGTATCACCAACACCGTTGGTATTGGGTCTGTCGCGGGGGGCACAAACGGAGCCCAGGTGACTTGGCAAAACATCATCGACCTGGAAGCTGCGGTGGCCAACGCCAATGCCGATATGGGCAATTTGGCTTATCTGACCAACAGCCGCCAACGCGCCAGGTTTAAGGCAATCCTGCAGGCCACCAACACCGCCCAGTTCATCTGGCAAGGTGGGGAGCTGCCTGTAAACGGTTATCGTTGCGCGATTTCCAACCAGGTGCCATTTAACCTGACCAAGGGAACATCCAGTGGAGTCTGTTCGGCCATCATCTTTGGTAACTTTACCGATTTGTTGATTGGCATGTGGGGCGGGCTGGATCTGACCATTGACCCCTATACAGGATCAAGCGCCGGTACCGTTCGGGTGGTTGCCTTGCAAGATGTGGATATTAACGTCCGCAACGTTGTGTCGTTCGCGGCCATGCTAGACGCCCTGTAATCCACCATCCTCTCTTGTGGCGGGCTGGATCGCTTTCAGCCCGCCATTCTTTTTTTGATTCTTAAAGGAATA